GAAAATTAAATTCTGCTCTGAAAAGTATATATGACGATATAGTTGAGAAATAATAATTTTTTCTATTTATATGAAATGTTAAATAAACAAAAGGTAGTTTTATGGAAACGTCTAAATTTTTTAATACGATACGGCAGATCATAAGAGAAGAGGTTGAATATGCCATCGATAAAAAAATGAATTCAACTCAGTTAAGTAAAAAAAGTCAAATAAAAGAATTACAGCATGGAATGGATTTACATCAGACAGTTCAAAAATCTAATTTAACTTCTGATATAAAAAAACAAAAAAAGACTAATTTTAACTCTATACATGATTTATTAGAAGAAACTCGTAGGAGTTTACAAGAGAGTTATGATATTGAAGACGAACTTCATTTCACATCTGACATGGCGAAATCGTTTGGAAGTAATAAACACGGTGCTATTCCACAAGGAGTTGAACCAAATGAAGTACCAGACGATGTTATGAATGCGTTAACAAGAAATTATTCTGATTTAATGAAAAAAATAGATGAAAAGAAAGGGAGATAACAATTGTCAATTTATAGAAGAAAACGGCAAGAATCTGTTACAACATCTCTTACTGGAAACGATTCTGGAACTAAATACATCGGTGTTACACTACCATTTAATAATCCAGCTGGTGTCTTTTTTCAAAGTACAACAAACCGTGTACAAATATTATCAAATGTCAGAAATCTTTTATTAACAGCAAAAGGTGAACGATATATGTCACCTACGTTTGGGACAAATTTACGTGCTATACTTTTTGAAAATATTACAGATGAAGATACGTTCATAACAAGTTTAAAAAATGAGATAATATCGGCATTCACAGAATGGATGCCATTTTTAACTGTTGAAAATCTAACAATAAAGTTAGACTTAACCGACGATGGAAGAGTTTCTGAACCAGACCATGCGGTTAGTATAAAATTTTCGGTTAATATAATAGGAACTACAATATATTTACCCATTAAGATATTTATATCTGAAACTGGTGGGTTGTCCATACAAGAGGCTATATATAATGAGTGATTTGGTACGCAAGGATATTAGATATTTATCTAGAGATTTCGGTTCGTTAAAACAAAACTTGATTGATTTTACAAAGAATTATTTTCCAGATAGTTATCAAGATTTTAACGAAACGTCACCTGGTATGCTTTTTTTAGAAATGGCAGCATACGTTGGTGATGTATTGTCATATTATACTGATGTTACTTTACAAGAATCATTAATATTACATGCTTCCGAAAAAGAAAATATTTTAAACATAGCACAATCGTTAGGTTATATGCCTAAGAATCGAGTTGCTTCAAATACACTTCTTGATGTATTTCAGATATTACCATCGATTCAAATTAACGGTAATATAGTTCCAGATTATACTTACGCATTTGCAATCGAACCAGGAATGTTAGTTGATGTTAATAATAATGCAAAAACACAATTCAGAACAATTGATTATTTGGATTTTAAGTTTAGTAGTAGTTTTAGTCCAACTGAAGTTACTCCATATGAGGTGGATGAAGGTACAGGTGAGATATTATTTTGGTTACTTAAAAAATCAACAAAAGTTGTATCTGGAAAATTAAATTCAACTGAATTTATATTTAATGAACCAAAACCATATGATAAAGTTGTTTTGGATGAACCAAATTTAATTGAAATTTTATATGCAATGGATTCAGACGGTAATAAATGGCATCATGTTCCTTACTTAGCGATGGATACTATTTTTGAACCAACTCCAAACATAACAAGAAACGATAAGAGTTTAAGTCAATACAGAACAGAGACTCCATATTTACTTAAATTAAGAAAAGTCTCAAGACGCTTTACATCAAGACAAACCGCGGAAGGTAAATTTAGTATACAATTCGGTGCAGGTGTTGCTGATTTGGATGATGAACTATTAATACCAAATCCAGATTTAGTTGGTAGTTCATTAAATGGAATTGCTCCAAACTATTCTCCAGATATTGATCCTTCAAACTTTTTATATACCAAGACTTATGGATTAGCACCCAATAATACAACATTGACTATTTATTATACAACTGGTGCTGGTATAACAGACAATGTTTCAAGTGAAGTTATTACCAATATTGTTTCAAGAACACTTGTTGTAGATGAAACTGGTTTGGACGCAAATCTTAGTTTTCAATGTGTTGGTAGTTTAGCAGTAACAAATCCTAAGCCTGCAACTGGAGCTAAAATATCTGAAGAAATAAATGAAATTCGTCAAAACGCTTTAGCCCATTTTGCTTCACAAAATCGTGCTGTAACAAAAGAAGATTATATAATAAGAGCATATAGTTTACCGCAAAAATATGGTTCTATTGCAAAAGCATATATTACAAAAGACACACAACTAACTCGTGAATCTATTTATAATAGTGATAGAATTGAAAATAATTTTGGATTGAATTTTTATACGTTGGGATATGATGGTAATAATAAACTTATTCCTGTGAATGATGCAACTAAAGAAAACTTAAAAACTTATCTTAATCATCACAGAATATTAACAGACGCTATAAATTTACGTGACGCTTATATAATAAATATCGGTATTGAATTTGATATAATAACTTTACCTGATGAAAATAGTAATCGTGTTGTATTAAATTGTATAGATACTTTAAAAAAGTATTTTGATGTTAAAAAATGGCAAATAAATCAGCCAATTGTTATAAGCAATGTATATACCGAGATAGATAAAGTCGAAGGGGTTCAAACTGTTGTAAATGTTAAGTTTAAAACTTTATATGATCAAACATTGGGTTATTCTCCACATGCTTATAATATTGACCAAGCAACAAAAAATGGAATACTTTTTCCATCATTAGATCCATCTATTTTTGAAATAAAATACCCCAATAATGATATAATTGGTAGGTCGAGGGCATTCGGATGATATATTCAATTTTTGCACAAAGAGACGCCACTATATATGAAAAATCTATAGATATGAATACGGGTATAGATTCTATGTTGGAAATATCACATGAGTCTATTACATCTGGTTCTTCTATATATAATACAAGAGCTTTACTAAAATTTGACGTATCGAATATAGAAGCAAATGTAAATTTGGGTAAAATATCAAGTAACGCTAAATACTACCTGTCATTAGTAACAGCGGATGTGCGAGAAATACCACAAGAATATACTATTTACGCATATCCACTTAGTTCATCATGGACCAATGGAACTGGCAGATGGGGAAATAATCCAATTACTACAAATGGTGTTTCTTGGAAATACAGAACATCAAAGACAGTAGGTACTGAATGGGATATTCCACCTACAATTAAAAATTTTGAATGGGATAATCTTTCAATGACTTGGGTTGACGCTAATATTTTATTTGGTGTAAACCTTGCAGCAGATGTTACTTCTTCTTATTTTACAAACGAGGGGGGTGGTACTTGGTGGGATTATGATAATTTAGAATGTACTCAATCGTTTTCATTTCAAACTTCTGATGTTTATATGAATGTTACAAACATCGTTAAAAAATGGATTACTGGATCTGGACGTTTTGAAAATGACGGTATACTTATTAAGTTTAGTGATGAAATTGAAAGTTTACGGGATAGTATAGTTGGACTTAAATTTTTTGGAACAGATAGTAATACAATATATGTTCCACGTCTAAATGTGGTGTGGGATGATTCTATATTTATTACTGGAAGTTTAAAACCAGTTTCAGATGACGGTTTAAATATAAATGTTAAACTTAACAAATTTTATGCACAAACCGAAAAAGCTAAAATAAGAATTTATGCAAATAAAAAATATCCAGAAAAAAATTATACAACTCAATCATATCAAACAATAAACTATCATTTACCATCATCCTCATACTATGAAGTAAGAGATGCACATACAGATGAGATAATTTTACCGTTTGATATATCTGGTTCTAAAATAAGTTGCGATGGGACAAGTAGTTACTTTAACTTATGGATGGATTCATTTCAACCAGAACGATTTTATAGAGTAGTTGTAAAAACTGAAATGAATAGTGGAAATACAGTACAATTATTTGATAATAATTACTACTTTAAGGTAACACGATGAGTGAATTAGTTAGAGAAGTTGGAACGAATAAAATAATAAATTACTCTGCTAATAGTGGTAAACAAAATAGTGGACAATTAGAAATTCCAGTTGTTGATCAAAGATTTTTAACAACGGATTTTAGACGTATAATTAAATCTGAGTTTGATAGTATGCCATCTGCAATAACTGCAGAAGAGAGAGCATTAACACTACTTAAAGATTATGAAAAAGTTTTATATACTCAACCTGGATTATTAGGTAATCTTACACGAAATGATATTGCAGACATAACAAATATTGC